GCGCCCATATTCTCCCCGATTCAAACAGCGGAGATACTGCGTTAACTCTAGTGTGCTTATCGTTGCCTTTACTAGGTGAGAAATTTATAACAGGTATCCCCATCTTTCGCAACTCATAAGTTAGCGGTAGACCAGATGCTTTCGACTCAATGATTACGGTCTCAGGCTTCCAGTAGCCATATTGTTCTAAAGCAATACGTCTTAGTTCAGGAAACTCATAACGACCTTTGACAGAGTCTACTAACATCAAATGCTGACCAGAGTCCTCATTAGGTGTAAACACACCCCATGTCGTTATCGCACTGAAGTCGGCAGAAGATTTTTTCATAAATGCTGTATCATAAGATTGTATTACATGTTGCAATGCAGGTAATTCTTCTTTCTCCCAATGTTGCCACCACTCACGTTTAATTAGAGATCCTTCTTCTGCTGTTGGGTTCTGCATGTATTGTGCATTCCATTTAGACATTGGAATAGAAGCTTTGACTGATTCTAAATCTTTTATGTTCCAGTATTCAGGCCATAGTGGTTTACCGGATGGCATAATAGCAGGAAACTCAATAACTTCCCATTGATCAGCTTTAGGTTCTTTCTGTGCAGAAATTAATCTACCTGCTAAATCTTTTTCGTTCCAACGAGTCATTACAATTACAATCGTTCCACCAGGTTGTAAACGTTGTCGTGGACCTGATGTATACCACTCGTAAGTTCTATCTAATGCTTGTGCATTCATGGCGTCTTGTTCAGTATGTGGGTCATCAATG